ATTGTGCTCATCGTTACGTTTTGCCACTCTATTTAATAGCCACAACACTATGCCACCAGAGCCAAATAGACACACAAAGATAGTAATTATTAATGTGATTCTATCCATTATCGCCTCCCAGCTCTAATGCTTCTTCATAGGAGTACGATAAGCCATCACGCTCTAAAAGAACGTTTTGTGTAGAGCCTACTAATTCGATATAGCGTTTAACAATTACATCACAATATTTTTCATCTAGTTCTATGGTGTGGCAAATCCTCTCTGATTGTTCACAAGCAACTAAGGTGCTGCCACTTCCACCAAAAGGATCTAAAACAATCGTATTGCTAATTGAAGAATTTAAAATTGGGTAGGCAATTAGTGCTACCGGTTTCGTAGTTGGATGATCGGCATTCTTTTTAGGTTTATCAAATTCCCAGATTGTAGATTCTTTTCGTCCAGTGTACCATTTGTGCCTTCCTTTCTTTTTCCAACCAAACAACACAGGTTCATGCTGCCACTGATAAGGAGAGCGACCTAAAACTAAGGATTGTTTTTTCCAGATGCATGTTCCTGATAAATGAAAGCCAGCTTCATTAAAAGCTTTTCTAAAATTAAGACCTTCAGTATCAGCATGGAAAACATAAATTGAAGCATCATCGGTCATCGCTTTTTCAATGTTGATAAAGCTTGATATAAGGAAGTCATAAAATACACTATCAGAGAGGTTATCGTTTTTAATCTTTCCAGCTTGAGCTTGGTAATTAACATTATAGGGTGGGTCAGTAACAACTAAGTTTGCTTTTACATTTCCCATAAGAAGATCAAAGGTATCTTCTTTAGTGCTATCGCCACACACTAACTTGTGTCGGCCAAGCTTCCAGATATCATTTACTTTGGTAATGGGAGGGTTCTGTAATTCAGCTTCAATATCAAACTCATCATCTTTGATGCCCTCTTTAAGTGTGTCTTTAAATAAATCATCGATCTCTTCGACATCAAAACCAGTAAGGAAGATATCAAAATCTTCTGCTTGTAGATCGGTTATTAGTAAAGCTAGTTTATCTTTGTCCCAGTCACCTGAGATTTTGTTTAGAGCAATATTTAGAGCCTTTTCTTTTTCTTCAGGTAAATCAACAATGACACAATCTAGTTCTTCTATGCCTGACTCTTTTAAGACCTTAAGTCGTTGATGCCCTCCAACTACGTTAGAAGTGTGTTTATTCCAAATAATTGGCTCCACATATCCAAACTGCTCAATAGAACGTCTTAGTTTTTCATATTCAGCATCTCCTGCTTTTAAATCTTTGCGAGGGTTGTAAGATGCAGGAAGTAAATCACTAATCCTTTTTTTCTCAATTACCATATGCTAGTTCACCTTTTAGTTTTGATGTGTATGTATCTAGTACTTGTTCCCAAGGAAAGAGAGGGTTACCAAAATGACCGTAGCAAGAGGTAAAGCTAAAAATAGGTTCTTTAAGTTTAAGCGTATCTATTATGTCTTTTGGTTTTAAAGAGAAAGTTTTTAAAGTAGCTTCAATTAATTGTTTTTCACTATAATTGCTTGTACCAAATGTGTTGATGTTGAGCGCTACTGGATTAGCTTTACCAATAGCATATGAAATTGAAACTTCACATCGTTTGGCTAGTTTTGAAACGACAATGGTTTTAGCAATCAGGCGAGCCATATAAGCAGCACAGCGATCAACCTTAGTTGCATCCTTTCCACTAAAGGCCCCTCCACCATGTAAGGCTAGTCCTCCATATGAATCAACCATTAACTTGCGACCAGTTACACCAGTATCTGCTTCAGGTCCTCCCTTAACAAATCTGCCTGAAGGGTTTATAAGAATTTGTGTTTGCTCATCAAATGGGAAATCACTGAAAGCTGGTTCAAGAACTTTACTTATAATTTCACTTTTTAGTTCTTTCAAATCTTTGTACTGGTCGTGCTGAATTGATACAATTATTGCTTTGACTTTGTATGGGACTTTATTGCGATACTCAATTGTAACCTGAGCTTTGCCATCACTTTTAATTCCTGCAATTTCTTTGGTTTTTCTTTTCTCATCTAGGGTCTTACAGATACGATGAGATAGCTCTAAAGGTAGGGGAAGATAAGTAGAGGTTTCGTCTGTTGCAAAGCCAACAACAGTACCTTGATCTCCAGCTCCCAGTTCAGTTTCTTGTTCATCTTTGTTGTTTCTTACTTCTAATGCAGTATTTACACCAAAAGCAATATCGGAGCTTTGAGCATGAATAAATACACTAATAGAGAAGTTAGAAGGATTGTATCCACAGTCTGTAAGAGCACATCTAACGATGTCTCTAATATTAATTTTATAGCTACAAGTTATTTCTCCAGCAACTACGATTTTACCTTTGGTTGCCAATACTTCACAGGCAACTCTACTTAGAGGGTCTACAGCCAGACACGCATCCAAAATTGAGTCTGCAATGAAATCGCATAGTTTGTCAGGGTGTCCTTTGCAGACACTTTCACTAGTGAGATAAGTTTTCATAATTTTGTCCTTTTTAATTACTAAGTTTGGTTCTCAGTAAGCGCTCCATTAGATCATCTTGAGGACTAGGGCCTTGGAAATCTGATGTGCAGTTTTCTTTTACTATTTGGAATATTTGATACCAGCACTGATTAACTTGTTTCATGTATTCTCTGCTCATCGAAACATACGGAGAAGCTATTGCTGCACCTGTGGTTGGGTGTTTGGCTAAAAATCCATATTCACTTATGGCAATCTCACATTGAATCCAACGAGCCACACTCATAGCATACTGTTCTATTAATTGAACATTTACTAATTCCGAGCAGCCTCGAACACTAAGCCATTGCCAAGTATCTTCATAAATTTGTTTAGCTAAGAATTGCTGTCCATTTTTCTGTTCAGCAGATAAATAATCTCGAGCCGGTGGCATCTCTACTCCTTCTAGAGTAGGAGCTGTAGGTAACTCTACTATGCTAGCTCTTTTTCCTTCGTTAATTTTCTCCGTCAGTGCTTTAGGCTTTCTGCCAGCACCGAAGCGAGAGCCGCCACGGTTTGTGCCGTCTTTTGCCATGTTGCACCACCTATAAAATAACTGGGGGTTAATACCCCGTTTGATTACTGATTTTTGCGCGTGAAGGCCCCCGCCCGTTGTAAGGCAAATAAGGCCCAGAGATTCACATCCCCCTAGGGGTCTTTGCTTTGGGTTTGGTTACTTCCATCTATCACCTTGTTTTGCATGAAGAAGTGAGTGGCAACTGTTACACAACGCCATCAAATTGCTCCAATCATTACTGCCACCTTCTCTTGCTGCTTTAATATGATGAACAACTTCAGCTTTTGTTCTACGACCGTCGTCACAACAAAATTTGCAAAAAGGGTGGCACTCTAAATACTCTTTACGAATCTTCCGCCACTGGCTCCCATACCGCTTGTGAGTGTCACTTCTTCGTTGGAATTTCTCATACAACCTTGCATTTAACTTTGAATGTTCTTCACAAAACCTAGTGTGAGTAAGAAGTGGACACTCTGGATGAGAGCAGGGGCGCTTTGGTTTATAGGGCATTGTTTTCCTCTGGACATAAAAAAGCCCAGCGGTGTGCTGGGCTCTATAATCTACCAATCTGATTACACATTAGGGCAAACTAATAACTGTTGTCAAGTTGCATTTGATGTGACAATAAGTATCAGTTGCTAAAGTCTTTAATCACCTCTGGTGTTAATTCTTTTGCATATTTTTGTGCTTCCGCTACTATCGCGGTCATGTCAGCTGTATAAATTCTTCCTGATTTAGTTCTAACTTGATTTATATATGCTAGTGAGGATAAAGCTTCAGTTGCTTTATGCTCAGAACTAATGGACCAAGTAGGAGAAAAATCATATGTTTGATTCTTAGTCATATCCATAATCTCTGTAGCTGATAGTTTTGACTGTAGTTGGCCCCAGACATTAAAAACAAGTATGATTACTTCTACTGCAGTTACATCTTCGTTACACTTCAACACATACTCTGCTTTATACCGATAGCCCCCTGATGTATACTTAGAACTTGATTGATATGTTACTGTAGCACCAATGGTTCCGACAAAATCTATTGGCAGAGAACTATCATGAGCGGTTTTCCATTCTCTAAGTAATGAAGATTTATTATTAATTGTTATGCCGTAACCTAAATCAATTAAATTACTTCCTCCGTTAAAAGTCGTAAAGGAAACTGCAGCAAATGCAGTTTGCACAATAAGTAATGAAAATAGTAAAAAAGTCATTATTCTTTTCATTTTCTTCACACTCCTTATAATCTGTGAATTTACATGGTAACATGTAGACAAATGAAAAGGAATAAAAATGAGGTCAATATGAAAAAGACAATAGCAATAATCAGTTTTATTTTATTTTTTAGTATTACTTTATTTGCCACTGATGATTATTCATTAGGTTATATGAAAGGGTTTGAGGATGCTATTAAAGGAGATTATGAGACTTATACTGCCATATTACTTGAGCAGTTTGCAGAACTTGAAGCTGAAGAGAGTGTTGAAGATTTATCACAAAAAAAAGACTTTGGCGATTGGCGCATAAATTATTTTGTAGATTCTTTTGGAGATCCTACAGAACATGCTTATGTGTCTATGGGAAGACAAAAGGGAACTTTTTCTAATTCAGCGACAAGAAACTCTAGGCTTGATTGGCAATTAGTTGTAGATATAGAAGACAAAAATATCTCATTTATACTTTGGGAATATGGCTCATACATGGTACAAGGCAGTTTCTCTAATCCCGACATATTTTATTTACAGATTAAAGACGAAACTGGAGATATTGATTTGTATAGGAGTACCAATTCTTCAGATAGAATCGTAATAAGTGACTACACAAAATTCTTGTCTTTACTTAGAACAGAACCAAAACTAAAGATAGTCATCGAAGAGTATTCTAAATATGGGATTCCTTCTAACTACAATCTCGGTACCGTTGATTTAAAAGGGTTTAATGCAATTTATACAAATTTAGTTGGGAATTAATGTATTTTTTTGTCTATACTATAAATTGCAACTATTGTTTATTAAATTGATTGCTTTTCTGTGAATCCTAAACACCCTATCTTTGCTAGAATTTAAATGCGCCATGATATCATTCCAACACATAAAGGTTAGATAACGCATCTCTAACAAGGTTTCACACTCAATGTTGTTTACACTTCTAATCATAAAAGCAATTTCTTTTTTCAATTCAATCATTTTATTGATGTCGTTCATTAACTCTTTCTCCAGATCAACAATTTTAACAACTGCTTCTTCTACAGCAGAGCGGTGAGATAAGCTAGCTTTTACAACTTCAGTGAGGTTATTCGAAACATACGACGCATGATTTTTTAACCACTCAAGGCGACGTTCTTTCACCTGAATTCTCTTGTCTAATATAAAGGCTTGGGATAGGTATTCTTTTGCAGTCAAATTTAATTCTCCTTGAGTTTTATTTTTGTTAAATCAGGGTTTAATTCACTTAATATTTCAAACCAAGTGCTTTCAAAAAAGCTCTCGATTTCAGTTTTGGTATTCAAAGCTTGTGAATATTTAGGGTTGAGCTTTAATTGCTTTATAGCTTTGTTGTAATCATTGACAGCTAATTTTGTTATAGCCAGTCCTAACATTTTTAGATTTTCTATTTTCATCAAAGTCCTCCTTCCAGCTCAGCCTTAACAGCTTTAACAAGAGAGTCTTGAGTAATAGATTTGTCTTGTAAGGCTTTTATAATTCGCTCATCAATAGTTCCTTCACATACTAAATGCTGAACGACGACAGTTTTGGAGCTTTGACCTTGACGCCAAAGTCTGGCCACAGTTTGTTGGTAGAGTTCAAGACTCCAAGGAATACTAAACCAAATTAGATTGTTCCCACCTTTTTGTAGATTGAGTCCATGACCTGCTGATGCAGGATGGATGAGTCCTACTTGAATTTTGTTCGCATTCCATTCTTTGATACTTTGGCTGTTATCAATGGTTTTGTATGGAACTTTTAATGTTTTAAGTTTTGCTTCAATCCGTTTTAGATCATGTTTGAACCAATAAGCTATTAATACACTTTGACCGTTGGCAGATTCAATAATGTCTTCAAGAGCATCAAGTTTTTGATTATGTATAACTGTAATTTTTCCATCATCATCATATACCGCTCCATTAGCCATTTGAGATAATTTTCCAGAAAGAGAACCAGCATTGGACGCTGTTATTTGTTGGCCCTTTAACTCTAGTACCAAATCTTTTTTTAAAGTGTTGTATGAAGTTTTTTCAGAATCAGATAATTTTACAGTTACGACTGTTGAAAGAAGATTAGGCATTTGTAGATAATCACAAGCTTTCATTGAGATGGTGATATTAGAAATAAGTTTATGAATTTCTTTTTCTGCATATGAGGTAGGTTTGTAAGAAAACACAACTTGGGCATTACGTTTGTCTGGTACAAAATACGCCTGACGATAGGTAGTTATAAATTTCCCTAATCTTTGACCCATATCTAAGATTCGATATTGAGCCCAAAGATCCATAAGCCCATTAGATGCAGGGGTGCCTGTTAGTCCTACAATCCTTTTTACTTTAGGTCTTATTTTCATCAATGCTTTAGAGCGTTGAGTACGATGGTTTTTGAAAGAAGAAAGTTCATCAATTACGACCATATCAAAATCGATTTTATTGTTTTGTGTTTCAATCAACCATTTGATGTTTTCTCGGTTGATAATTAGTAAATCTGCTCTTGCTTGAATTGCTGCTACACGTTCAGCTTCAGTTCCTACAGCCACAGCAAATTTCAATTCAGATAGATGATTCCACTTTGCTACTTCTTGAGGCCAAGTGTCTCTAGCAACTCTCAGTGGGGCAACTACTAAAATTCTTTGTACCAAAAATGAATCAAACAGAAGATTGAAGATTGCACTTAAAGTGATGACTGTTTTGCCTAAGCCCATATCTAAAAAGATTGCTGCAACTGGGTGAGTTTCAATAAAGTTTTGTGCGTATTCTTGATACTTATGTGCTTTGTATTGCATTTAAGATTTCCTCTATTTGTTTGCAGTCATCTAAAACATAAACTTGAAACCCAAGATTTTTTAACATCTCATGTTTTACCAACTGTAGTGGGCGAGGGGCTTTGCCAGGAGCCTTAACTTCAACAAAGCCGACCTTTCCTTTTGGTAAAAGTACTAAGCGATCAGGCATCCCAGTGTTACCAGGACTGATAAACTTCAGAGCTTTACCACCCATTTGGGCAACTCGTTTTGTCAGAGTCATTTCAATTACACTCTCACGCATTAAAACCATCCTTTGGGACAGATGGACAATTTGGACCGGTTTTCCCTATACGTGCGCACAGACGTGTTTCTGCTTTCTAATAACATAAGATTTCGATACTCTATAGGATAATTCTTGTCCTCTTGTCTAAAACTGTTTTTATTTCTTTTAATTGCAATAATTTGTGATGTGGACAGATAGTAGGACAAGGCTACTTTTGAGTTGTCCTTTATACATTCATGTGCCATTGGTAATACCTCTGTCGTCCATAAATAGGGAAGGTGGCTCGTCCACACTTTTCCCAGTTGTCCATTTTTTGCATAATTGCTGCAATTTCATATGAGTCGATTTTTCTCATCATGGCAGGATCTTTAGCAAAACATTCACTCCATATTTCCATATTGCAAACTCTCGTTCGCCTTACTGTTCCTCCTTCGTTGAAGCCAGAAAGAAAATCTCGTCTTTGCCCAAGATCTAAGTTGTCCCAATTTTCAGGTAAAAGGGTCTCAAGATATTCTCTAACAATGCCTTCACGCTCATCTGTTTCCATAGCTGCATTTTGATATTCTGTTGCTTGAATTGCATCTTCACCCTCTAAGAAAAGATTTTCTCCAAGATGATATAAAACTAATGTTTCAGCCCAAATTTGCTGTACATCTTCTTTAGTTAATTGCCAAGGTTTCTTCTCTGAGACTCCTGTTACATGCACAGGCCAAAATCGCCGGTTGCCGGTGATATCACGTAGGAATCCTGTCTCTGCATTTGTAGTACCTACGATGATACTTTGCCGTAGATGACTTTCAACATTCACACCATAGCTCGCTCGATATTTATCATCGGTTCGACTTATGAAGCTTTTTACTGTTTCAATGTCAGCCTTCCTCATGCCCGCAAGCTCTCCTAATTCCAATATCCAGTAACCCTGAAGTTTTTCAGGACCACTTTTATCTTTCATGTCAGTGAGAGTGAGACTGTCGCTAAACCACTTGCCTCCAAGTTTGGCAAAGAAGTTGGACTTACCAATTCCCTGTGGTCCAACAATGATCGGAACCTGATCAAACTTGATGCCGGGTTCGTACACTCGTGATACTGCTGCGACCATCGTCTTACGTGCTACCGCTCTAGTATACGAATTATCATCAGAGCCAAAATAATACGATAAAAGAGTTTCAACTCGTTCTGTACCGTCCCAAGGGGGCAGGGAATTCAGATACTCTTTTATAGGGTGAAAAGCTCGTTCAGCTGCAACTGCCAAAATTGCATCTTTGGTTTTAGTTGGAGAGTAAACTCCATATACTTTAGACATATAAACCTTTAAAGCTGCGTTATCAGAGTCATTCCAACCCATCTTTACTTGTTCCCAAGGCAATTTACCCCGACAATCTATGCTATCTTTATGACAGTTAAACGCTATTTCTTGTAATGCTTCATCAAAGCGCAGAATTAGGACAATGTTATCTAAGGTGTCTTTTACAGAGCCTTTCTTATCGAGCTCTAGTTGTTCTTGCCACGAGTGATTTTCTGAAAACTCTTTACCTGCTTCTTGAGTTCTCTCTTTTGCCAAAAGACTTTTTACTTCTTGAGAGGATAAAGCTAGTTGAACCATTTTCTGAAAACTAGGACTGCGAGAGGAGAATGACTCATCATCATCTGTATCACCAAACAAATGTATTCGAACTAAATCAAAACTATTTAATAACATTTGGGCTGCAGGGTCTGAGGCGTGGTGTGAGTAAGCAAACTTATCATCGTAGACAACAACACCTGCAGTAGAGTCAGCAGGGATATAATCATACCTTCCCTCAACAGCAGAAGGTTTATAAATATAAGATAGGTACTTTTCAATTGCTTCTTGAATAGCAAAAGCTCTACAAAAAGCACCTACAATTCCACTTTTAGATAGAGGATCTTCTTGTTTCTTTACCCCGACCTTTCTTACAGTGCTTTCACGACTAGAGGTAGGTAGCAATGAGAAATTTTGCCAGTTAGGCTTTGTTTTTAGAAACTCATCTGGGTCTAACCAAGAGCCTTTTGATTGCTTAAATATAAAAGTCCCATTTGTTGCTGTAGTGGGCCAATACATAAGTTGATGAGGCCGATATGAGCATTCATCGAACTGGTCGATGTCAAAAGAGTCAGTAACATAACGAGCAATTGCAATATACTCATCAGGACTTACATCTCTGGTTAGGGGAATGATTATACGTGCTCTAGGCTCTTCATAAGTATGACCATGAGTTGTGTATAAACATGCGGCATACTTACATTGATTTTCAAAACCATCTAACAAAGAATGAGATAAATGATCTGCATCTAGGGTGAGCATAGATCGGCTTATTAAGGTTTCTCGACGTCTGCGATTATCTTTTAAATGGCCACCAACAAACCCACCTTTATCTTTTACTCGATCTCGTTCTCTTTTTGAAAGTTTAGGATATTCTTCGATGCTTTCTGTGGTTCTTATAGTTTGAGATAAACGTTCACACAAGTCATCAAAAGAAATTGTTTTATTAGTCCAAGTTTTGGCAAAACAACTATTGCCATAGGCTATAGGGAGTCTACGCATAAGCCGTACTCCCAGATTTATAAATATAATGAGTCATGAATACTATCTCTCCTCAGTAACAACCGAGGAAGCGTACCCGTTTGCAAATAAAAATATTTTTAGAAGTGTTATAGTTTTTAGAATAAAATTACTTATCTAAACTATTGCTGTTATACTGAAAGCAAGAAAAAATGTTTTTGAGAAAAGCATTGTTTTGGAATGGAGGCTGAGGAATGGAAAATGGTAGAATAATTATACAGATTGAAAAATCTGATTTGGAAGAACTAAAAAGGGAAATTCGCCATAATAAGACAAAGCTAACGGGCGTGACGTTATTATTGCTTTTGATTGCTATCGCGTTAGGTTATTTATCTTTTAACACATATCGGGAAAACAATGCCTCAAAACTAATTGATTCAACTCGCCGCGTTTTAATGGTTTCACTTACAAATAACTACGATGAAATATCAGATGAAAAACAGGTTGGAAATGCTTTGTTAAATGGTGGCATGATTCAGTTACAAATTGATGGTGAAGCCCTATTAGAATCTTTTGGTAATACTAATTATAAACAGTATGGTGCATCAGGTTCATCAGGGAAATTTTATATTATGGGAGCTATGCTAAATTATATAGCAAGCCGTGGTTGGACTTTAATTCAAAGTTCAACTTCTATATTAAATAATGAATATTATTTCATTAAATGATAGGAGGTAACTCCGCTTAAATAATCATCGAATATAATGAAGGAGACACTACAATGATTCATCCATTAGTTGAATTAGCAAAACAAGAATGTTATCTCGGTTCTCATGTCGATTCTTTCCTAATTGAATCGAATTCAGGTAAAGATAGTCAAGAATTTATTGAAGATGCAAATGTTCTTGTTCATGACATTCAGCGTTATCCACACGCTTTTGTATTGGCTTGCATTCTTGATACCTCTGTTGCCGCTGAGGTTGCTTGGACAATTCCACAAAGAGTAAAAGAAAATCTAGGAACTTTTGACATCAAAGAATTGTATAAAATAAAAGAAGATCAATATATTGAAATGTTTTCAGGAGAGAGTAAATGGCATCGTTATCCAGCTCGTAGTGCAAAGTTCTTTTATAGAGGTGTACAACAAATTGTTGATAGCGAGTTGATGAATGGAGATGCATCAAAAATATGGGAAGATGAGCCAAGTTCTCAAGATGTTGTTCTAAGATTCATGGAGTTTTCAGGGTGTGGGTTTAAGATAGCGAATATGGCTCCAAACTTACTTTATCGCTATTTTGCCATAGAGTTTGCTGATTACAAGTTTTTTGATATTGCCCCTGATATCCATACTACTAGAGTTTTTAGTAGATTAGGATTGACTCCTACTACTTCAAATGCTGAAGCAGCCAAAATTTATACAATTTGTAAAGCCCGAGAATTAAATCCTGAATTTCCAGGCATTGTAGATGGGGTTTGTTGGGAGGTCGGCAGGACATTTTGTTCTCCAAGAAATCCTAACTGTATGGGATGTCCACTTAACGAATTTTGTAAACATAACCGCTAAATTAGTCGAATGTACAAATATAAGTATATTTAACGTGAAAACAACATTAGAAAAACTTTAGATTATAAGATAAAAAAGAATGACTTGCCTTGAGCTATCTTTGGCAAGTCATTCAAGAAAAAAGTTAATTATCCTTTAGGAGGATAAGGATCGTTGCCGTGTGGTATTGTGGTTTTTTGTCTAATTTTTCCAGTGTTTTTATTCTTTATAGCAATTTCTCCACCACCTTGATTGATAAGGCGCTGACGGCCAGCTTCGTAAGCTTCAGCTTGTGTTTCATAAAACTTAGCTGGTTTGATAGCATCATTTGCTTTATCTGCCCACCCCTTTCCAGGAACATGGTAAATAGTACGACCAGAATTTTTCTTACTCATAATGATTTTACTCCATTATTAATTATATGCACCTAAGAGCAACAGAGGGTGAATAATGCAGTCAGGTTATAAGAATGCTTGCGCATATCCAATACTAAAGCCTTGATGGTCTAGTTAATTTTACGAATCATTTTCCATAGGCATCTTCCTCCCCACAAGTTCTCTCTGTGCGAAAAAAGCCTTGACAAAACAAATTCTGCGACGTACCTTTATGTTGCTTCGATTGGTATATCTTATGGTTGTTTTGTCTTGTAACGCACAGCCTAGATTATGCGTGAAAGTAATCACCATTCTTTACACGCCCAATTTTATCAAACACGGCAGTAGCTATCTATGCCGTGTTTTTATTTACTTACTCCCCAATAAGTTTGTAATCCTTTAAGTCAAAAATCATAGCTTCCAAGTCATGATTGTAAATGCCAGTTATAGAGTAGCGTCCGTCAGGACTCCATTTCATCAATTGCCATAAAGTATTCAACAAATCACGATTGTTCCAACGCACGGATATTGTTTTTTTTTGTGGTGACAAGAACAGTATTGCTTCTTCTTCTTCCGAAGTACTTCGCACGACTGCAGCAAGTTTTCTTTCGTGTTGAATAAGCAATTTTACATATTCCGGTTTCCCTAACTTTATAATGGCAGATTTGCTGAAAGTAACTCCGTTACGTGTAACAGAGATGCTAGGCTCTCCTATTGTCATTTGAAAAAGCTCAAAGTCCTGTAATGATAACTCATTCATAAAAGTCTCCATTCACTTTCTTATGCTCTAAGTATAATCATATTTGTGTTTGTAGTCAATCTTTTTAGCGCTACTTGGTGCGTCTGATGTGTGTTTTCAATATTTTGGAAACTTGCTATAGTAAATTTTCATGTTGGTGTTTGTGTTTTTGTTAAAATCGCTCCTAAATCGTTAGAATTCTAGTTGTAAGCATGTTTAGTGGTGGCTTTGGTGCGCCATGTGTGCGCTTGTTGTGTTTTTGTGTTTTCCTTGAAAGAGCTGCGCTGTTGCCTTAAGTATGCCCGTGGAGGGCTGGTTTTGATTGTGTGTATTTCAATCTATAATTGCATCTATAGCAATTTCTATATATCAAGAAATGGATCAAACAGTGGGCTTATAATTAATATTGATAATCACGCGACTTCTTTTTTGAAATATATATTTGACATTAAGAGCATTAAAAAACATGCCGAGTATTAAATAAGGATCAATCTGAGCGATTAATAAAATGAAATAAAGATTTCAATAGATTTGGCATGTTTGAAAAGGAGAGAACAATATATTTAGTAGTATCATGAATAAGAAAAAATGAAATAAATTACTAATCAGAAATGGTTCAGCAACTGACTTCAAAACAAGTTACAGTTTGTCAATGCAAACAGAAGCAGTATGTTCACTAAATCAACACTATTTATTTGCTACTATACGATTGAGTTTATATCTAATTTGACAATTAGTATTGAAATACTTTAATGATATAATTTTGAGTTGAGCCCGTCTAATTTCTGCTTTCATCCCTTCACTTATATAATCTCCAAAAACCCAAACTTCTGAACATTTATCCAGCAGTATGAGACCAAAGAATAAACCTATATCTCGTTCATGTTGAGAATCATCATCCAGGAATTGAGGATACAGAAGGTGAGGGGTAATCGGTAGATATCCTTGTTCAACAGCAAACCTACTATAGCGGCGGGCATTATCAATATTAGTTTCAACATCCCCAGCAAAGGGTGAACAAATATACACCATAGGATGAAATGGAAAGCGAGGTTTCTTTTTGCTTTCCACAGACATGATTGCTTTATAGGGAGTAAGATCTACATATCCTTCATTATTAAAACGTGAGATTCCCATAACTAATCCTTTTTGTAAAATGTGGTTTCAAATCCTTCTGCATTAAGAGCCAGGCCTTTAGCCCATTTAGGCAGGATTGCCATGGTTGAGATAACATCTTCAAGATTAAGTTCACTTGAAGCTTCAACAACAATTTCATCATGAACGTGCATACATATGTATGTGTTTTTGAGATTAATCATGGCATGGCTAAGCAGATCTCGACTTATTGCTTGAATTATATTTTCAACTACTTTAGGGCCGTAGGTTTCGATACGTTCCCATTTTTTAGCCACTCCAATTCCTTCATAGGTAACACAAGGAGAATCGAATTTATTTCTTCCCATCCTAGGCTTTACATAAGCAAGTCGACGATTAGAGGGGAGAGTTATAAATAAAAACCCACTTTCATATGAAAAGCGAATCCCATATGTACTAACGCTGGTTTTTTCTTGAACTACTTTTTTGACTGCTTTATCAACATCCCACCAAAATCGCACAATGGCGGGATTGGTCTCTCTCCAAGCATTAACTAAGGGATAAAGCTCATCTTCTTTTAAACCTAATTCAAGAGCTCCCATTGCTTTTAATGCCCCAACAGAGCCACCATAACCTAATGCAAGTTCTGCGATTTTTCCTTTTTGTCTAAGATGTGAATTCTCTCCGTTCTTCTCTACTGGGACCTTAAACATCTGAGATGCAGAAGCACAGTAGATATCACCCCCATCTTTAAATACATTTATTCTCCATTTTTCATTAGCAAGCCAAGCGATAACTCTAGCTTCAATAGCTGAGAAATCTGAAACTAGTAGACGCTTATTTGACTCGGGGATAAATGCCGTACGTATTAATTGAGAAAGTGTGTCAGGAACATTAGAATACAATAATTTTACAGCATCATAATTTCCACTTTCAACTAAAGAGCGGGCAACTTCTAAATCTTCAATTCTGTTTTGTGGTAAGTTTTGTAGTTGTACACGCCTTCCTGCCCATCTTCCTGTCCGATTAGCTCCATAAAATTGAAACATTCCACGAGCTCTACTGTCTCTACAAACAGTAGCCAACATTGCTTCATATTTTCTTACTGATGATTTGGCTAGCTTTAACCGTAGAGTTAATACTTCTTGGATATAATCAGGGGTATGCTTGATTGATTTCTCAACATCTTTACGACCAAGTGTATCTATTTCGATGCCTTGATCATTAAGCCACTCTTTTAGTTGCATTACAGAATTTGGATTTTCTAAGTCTGTAATATATTTTAGACGGTTAGATATTTCTTCTTTGGAGCGTTCATCCATGACAATTGCGTTAGACACAAAAGGTATGTCAATTTTTACACCTCTATCATTTATAATTTGATCTAAGTGATACTCTTGCCAAATATGTGAAGGGACAGGAAAGCGAGAAAGGCGTTTTTGTATTGCTAGTTCAACTTCTACATCACGACGGTTGTAAGCAGCAAAGAGTTCCCAACGAATAGGATCATCTGTAGCTTTGTTACGTAATCGCCCCTCATTTGAAATTGTTGGAGAACAAGGATTACAAAAATATCGAATAAGTTCTTTGCCTTCATTCAGTTTTTGTTTTTCTAAACCTAAGATAGCTCCAGCACCTTCTAAAGAAAGAGGTAGGCCTAAGTATGCACTCCATATCATAGTGCAATGCCATGAAGATGGAGATAAGTATTGTCCTTGAGAAAGCCCAAGAAACTTCGATAAACAAATTCTTTCAAAATTAGCATTGAAGGCCCATTTCAAAATTGAGTCGTCGAACAGAGCCTCGGTAATTGATTCGGGTATAGTTTCTCCTTGAACAATATCAACAACTTCAACTTTACCTCCATCAATTGAATAGCCAAAAAGCATAACTTCAAAATCATCAGCTTCTACATAACGGTAGACCCCACTTTTGACTAGGTTTGTTGAGGAGTAAGTTTCAATGTCTATACTTAGATGCGTCATATAAATTCCTAGGATAAAAGGGGTGTAGTGGGTGTTAAACCACTACACCATTAAGTAATTCATGCAAGAAAATCATCGTCTTCATAGGTTGCAAAGTCACTTTCTGCACTTGCTTTACCTCCGAGTGGTTCACCAGGACTTAGAAGTTGTAAGTTTTGTAAACCACAGGCAATACCACGATTGCCATTAGAGTTAAAAGCATAAAAGGTAATTGATGCCCGTCCATACACACCGGAGTAAACCTCACTACGGTTGAGCACAGGATTACAAGTAGCATCTACTATTCCCGGTGCTGTGGTGCTGTTTGCGTTGATGAAATAGGCTCCTTCATACGCAGAATCATCTGGACGATCTATATCCCCATCCCTAAGAGGTGTTTTTAGAGCTGAAAGGGGAGGCACACTTTTTCCACTGCCCCTAAGTTTCATTTCACCTTCTTTGTAAGCAGCTTCAATTGCTAATTTAATCTTTTGAAGAGTGTCCTTGTCACTTTTGGGAATGATAAGAGAAACTGAATACTTGGGAGTTCCGCCATTAATTGATACTGGCTCCCATACATTTGCATAAGACCAACGTGTATCTTTGCCTGTGATTACCTTCATTGGATTTTCAAAATTTGACATTATTTTTCCTCCATGTCATTAAAGTCATTGATTGTAATGGCCGGTCTTTTATCGCTTTCCGGCACAAGCGTTGGTGCACCAAGAGGTTTGTGGATTAAAGACCCTAGAAGTTCTTGAAATTGGTTTTTGCCTAATAAACTAGTCATAGCGGTTATTCCTAAGATTTTATTGTCATATGGGTCGTAACCAGCGTTTTTAACTATCTTGGCAACTGCTTCATCATCTATATACTTCCTATTGGATCTTCCTCGAACTAACTTAAATCCTTCAAGTTTTTCTCCTCTATTAAGAAGCGAGAAAGCGTACTCTTTGATATCAGATGCCCATGCAACCAGTTCTTCTGCTTTCTTTAAGATTTCGCCAATTTCGTTGTTGTTAAGTAAGGACGGAGATCTAAAGTCGTATTTAGCTAATTCAAGATTATCTTCAGCGCGTTTTCGGCAGGTTGCCTTCACTTTACAGAACCGACAATGTTCACCAGATTGAAATTCGCCTTTGCCTTCGTGCGCTAGGAGGGCCTGTGGTTTGAGATAATTCTCTGCCCAATTAAGTAATTCAGTTGTTTCTATCGTGCGAGTACTAATGTTCGAAAGTCGGGGTTGATAAACGGTCATTAGAACTTGGTCTATTTCATACAAGTTTGAAAACATCTCTAGTGCACCAAGAGCATAAAGCATCATTTGAGTGTTGTTTTCTGATGAAACAAGAACCCCTTGTCCATATTTGAAATCAATGATGTGCAACGTTTTATCATCAAGAATTATACAGTCCCCAGTTCCTTTGCAATTAGGTACAAATTTAGAAATGTCTAATTTTTGTTCAGTAAGAATAAGAGCGTCTTTATTTTTGGATTTAGCCATTTCATATTGTTCAAGAATATAAATTGCATAACCATCAGTGTGATCATCCATTGCCTCATCGTAATATTTCAAATTGGCCTTAGGATTTTCGACGACTAAACCCAGTGCTTTATTTATTTTATATTCGCTGAGTGTATGAGCGTCAGTTCCTTCTTCTGCAAAAACACTTGTTGTATCTTCTATGTGTTCCCCTATTCGAGCAGAGGGGGGACAGTTGAGCCATCGTTGAGATGACGAAGGAGATAATAAAGCGTGTTTGTTATCCACGATTAAGCTCCTCGATATCTCTAATGAAACTCGAATAATACTCTGGTTTTAGATCTTCAAGGTTTGTAGCATAGTGGTGAGTAAAAACTTCTTTAATTTGGCTTTCACAGTTTTGGCTTTTTAGTTTTTCTAATGAGGCTTCAATATCATCTATACTCGTTCCTAGATATTGTGCTTCATTTACAAGAGCAGCATAATTTTTTGGATCTATCTCTGAAAGTTTGTCAGCCTCATATTTATTAAGAAGACTTCTTATTTGTTCAGTAAATCCTTCCCTTGATTTTTCAGCTAAAGTTCTTCGTACTTCAACCAAGGAAAGAGTAGGAGTAGGTTCAATTTCAGTTTGAGAATCCTCATAGTTATCAATTAATTCAGGCTGTAAAATATTGGTGGCACCTTTATCCACTAAATTATCTTTATTTTTTATATGTTCTATTGCCTCAGCAAGTGCTCTTAAACCTTCAATACTTTCAGAAAGTAGTTGTTGTAATTTATCATCCATTGTTTTTAACTCCTTGTTGGGTTTCGTGAATTTCTACAGACCTGACTGATTTTCCAGGGGTGAGAATAAGCACTTCGCTATAAGGACCAAATAAGAAGCGAAGCAATCTAGCAGATACTCGTTTTCCTCTACTTTTGAGTATCTGTTGATTACTACCTTCTTTGTGAGCCACGTTGATTTGGACTCGGTGTTGAAGCTTCATAATTAATCTCCAGATTTGAACGGGAATAACCCGGAGGAAGGGCTAGTGATAAACACTCTCCCTTCCTCTATCTTTTGCCGGTAAAACGTACCCATGTGACAGGTTCTCAGTTTATTTATTGGCATAGGTCTCTTCATAAAGTGCTTTAATGCGGGCAAACATTTTTCTACGTCTACTGCGAATTGCGTTGTCAGTGGTTCCTTCATCTCTAGCGATATCTACTAGGCGCCTACCTTCACTGAGTTGCCAAAAAAGTTCTTGCTGAGAAGGAATGAGATGTGGAATCAATGTGTGTACTTTATCTCTTAGAGTTGGGTCTACTTCTTTAGAAAAAAGAGCCTCCTCTGGAGATATGTGATGACTGGTTAGATTTTCGATAGGATCTGTTGGACTTTGAACTGAGTTAGTTGTGATAAGGTTTTTAGCAAACTCACAACGTTTATCTTCTAACTCTCCTTGGTAGCGGTCGTTTAGCCTCTCGTAGTTATATGAATCTCTTAAAACGGTGATAATCTCTTCTGTGATTCCATTTTCTCCAACAGTGAGCAGATACGGTTTTCCGTCTATATAATAATAGAATTCTGTTTTATTCTCTTTTGCCATTTTCCCCTCCCTGGGGCTGGGCAAAACGGAGACAGAATTCGGACATACAGCGATTAGGGCATGCAGGCCGGTTTCAAAACGTTCTCCGTTTTGACCCTCGACCGGTGCATTCCCTACTACCGGTGTAATTAGTAATTTGTGTGGTGCATCTTTTGAGGAATACTGGCCAGGCAAGAAGATGCAGTTATTCGAACTCAACGAATTCGAATGATTTTTACCGCTTAGTTTTGGCCTTAAAACAAGCAGTACCGTTTAATAAAAATCTCCGAGCAAAAAAAGACCGGATGATTACAAAACATATGTCTTGTAACTCATCCGGCCATTTGGTAGTTCATTTTGACTCCATTGCTCAGTATGAATCTATTACTGAAATATTAGTTTAAGTATATCAATGGATTGCTTTATTTAGTTTTGTGCTATATTACCTCCTAACCTGCTTGGCAGGCACATGCGTTCTGTTATTGGAACAGATACAATATTGCGACAATGTGGGCACTTGAGAGAAATTTCTACGGGTTCTTTGGTGTTGTGTAGTCTCGAAGTATCAAAAGCACGTTTCCCACAAAGTGGACATTTCATTGATATTGCCATCGCAACTCCTTACAAATATTAGCGTTAGCTAAAGAGCTAACATAAGGGTGAAAAAGAAACTAGCTGCTATTTAACAGCTAGTAACCTTTGTACTATAAAATGCAGGCAATCAGTGTTATGCCCGCAAGATTTCAATTCAATAACTTGTTGGCCAATACCCTAATGATTGAAGCCTAACTCTTGCAGCTTCTTCTGAAACTTTAAAAATTTTGACCATCTCTCGAGCTAAATCAAAATGCCAAAGAGGGCTTCCTGTTGGTTCCGTAATGTTCTTTAGCTTCTTAACAGTAGACTTTGGCATTAATAGAACAGCAGATAGATAGTTTGCCTGCCATTCTAGCCAAGCCTCTCCTTGTAATTGCCTACCATATGTATCTACTTCGCTTAAATCAGGAATGAATGTTTGTGAGTATATGCCTTCATAATTATCACTTTGCTCAATAGTTTCAGCTTTCCATTGAAAATATTCTGAATGAAGTAATCCGTGTGCAATTTCGTGTCCTTGGGTAAAACGTTCTCTATGCTCCAAATGTGAACTCTCTGCCAAAGTCCCTTCAATGATAATGGTATTCTTTTTTACTGAAATAAATTCGGCTCTTTTCAAGTAGGGATCGTACACAGGCATAGAATCTGTATCATTAAAAATAGTGATACCTAGATAGGCTTGGTTGTGTGATAAATACTGGTATTCAAAATTAAAACCCATGTATTTAGAGATCAAACTATCGAGGTTTGTTGCTTGTGGCTCTTTCAAAACAGCGGGAGAAAAGTCACGCAAAACTCTTTCACCATATTTTTCGAGTTGAATTTTACTTAAACAAGGTATCCCATTTAAATCTAACGAGCATGCACACTTTACCATGTTGTTTTAATCCCCTCTGCTCTTCCTCTTAATGAGTTCATCAATAAACATTTGCCAATCTTCTTCATCGGCTTCCAAATTCTTAGCTGTTCTAAGAGCAGCATTCACATATGGTCTATCACTAACATACGGATTCAAGTCTGGAGGGAGTAATCCTCTTTGTTGACCTATGATATCATACATTTCAGTTTCTTCTTCTTCAGTTAGATGCAATTCTCTAACAAGCGTGATTAGTCGCTCTTCAGTTAATGGACCACGTCGATTGTTCTCAACGTCACTCAAATACGGTGCTGATAAGTCTAATCTCCTAGCGAGTTCTCTAAGACTAATTTGCTTCTCCTCTCGCTTTCGTTTCAGATATTCTCCAAAACTCATACTGTCTTTTTTCATAATATCATCCTTGCAAGCCTGTATGCTTGTTAGCTTACAGAAGGAGATTAATATAAAGTTTTGTGAAGAGTCAACAGGTAAAGTAAAAATTATTAAAAATAGTTTATTATTTAAATCTATTAATTATTTCCATTTGATCTAAGACCTACTTGTACAAGTCTATCGTGTCTGGCATTTAGTAGAAAATTGTTTATTTCCTGAGCCTCTTCATCAGTTGCTAAATGTACTTTTCGATGGCAATTGGGGCAAAGAGCCACGATATTAGCTTCTACATCTAAACTTTTTTCATAGTTAGTTTGTTCACTCATAGGTATGAGGTGATGGGCTTCAACAAATGAATTGCCACTTGATTTACTTGTAAAGG